CAGCAGAATACCAGAATTTTTGTTGTGCCATCTTGCAACACTTCCTGCGGTAAAGTCTATCATACCGTCATTAATGGTCACCAACTTTGCACTACCTACAAACTCATTAGCCAGCGACCAAACACTTTCAGCTATATTATTCATTTTTCATTCTCTCCACTTTCTTTAAGACGTTCCCTAAGAAATTTATTTTCTCGACGAGTACATTCTAAATCGTAGACTAGATACTTAACATATATTCGTAAATTACTTAGTGCATCCTCAAGACCATCAATGCTCGCATTAAATTTTTTCTGATTGTCATGCACTTGTTTAGCTAATTTAGCTAATTTTTTATATTGAGGATCAGTTGAATTTCCAAATTCTCCAATCAGTTTATTTATTTCCTCAATAAATTTAGAATTGACTTCATTTTCCATAGTTAATCCTCACTATCAAATTCTCCATATCTTTTCATTGCATCTTCCACATCTTCTACAATTTCAGAAAATTTTGCATCCCTTTCCTCGGGACCTCCAGCAAAACTAATTTCATGTAAAACTGCTGCTATCAACTCATATACTGCGAATTCTGTTTTTCCTCTAACATAAACATATGAAAAAGGATTATCCCATTTTTTTAATGGAATACCAATTTTCTTCATCATTCGAATAGCAAACCTTACAATCTTTGGAGGAACTTTCGCTTCGATTATCTCAAAACTCTCATTCAAACGAAGTGGAAGATGTTTTAATTCATTCACCGGTGTGAAATCAAGTGCATATCCCATATCCGTCTTTTCATTCACTCCTCTAAAATCTATGAACAAATCAATTTCCCCCCATTCCCAACGCTCCCCATATCTTTGAATTTCCAGATAATCTATTTCATCATCTTCTTTTGGACCAGGTTTCTTTATCTCATCAATGTATAATTGAAGTGGATAGTGGCCAAGCTGTGAAGAAAATATTACATCAAATATATCAAGTTCTCTCTCAATATATCCAAACAAATCTGCAAGTGTAAAATCATCGCTCAACTTAACTACTTCATTCAAATACGGAGAGAGTTTCTCAACTTCTTTCTTTACGTATTTGTAATAGTTCGGGTTGTACTGATTTGTATGTATGATTTTGTCTTTTGTCAGTTCAATCATCTGTCTCTCCTGTTCTTCTTTTTGTTTGTGGAATTAGTCTTGTAGCTCTATCCCGTCTCTCTTTATGGGCTATTTCCCACATCTTTTCACTAAAGTCTACCCTATACGAGGCTTTTCTAATGTTTTTCTTTCTATTAAAAACGTATCTACCCGGTAACCTCTTAAAAATGATTAATCCTTCTCCTTCCATGTCCTTGGCAAGATCCATATCTTCTGAATTCATATGGGCAGTTACAACCATTCCACCATAATCAACTAGTTGAGTCTCTAAAAAAAGAGCAAGACTAAAGAAGTCCTTACTTCTCTCAACTCCGTGAACATCTTTTCTTTTTTGTACTTTTTTCTGTGTTTTTGTTTTCATTACTATTCCCTTACACTTTCTCTTATCATACTTCTCAACCTTTTGACATACACATTTACCATCTTAGAAATCTTTGTATGTAATGCATGATTCTTGTACTCCTTTTCAAAAGTTTCAATCTGATCCAGTGCAGCCACAAACTGCTCCCTTCTTCCAGTTTCCTCAAACACAGTTAAAGCGGCTACAACAAGTAATATTACGCTATGACCCTCTCTTCGACATCTACTCAATTCATCTTCTCTCATCCTATTCCCTCCTCAACAAAGCAATCACCAGCTCCTCCAGTCCAACTATCTAAGAATACTTGAGCTTGTTCTTCTGATTCAAATTGTATAGGGTTTTCACTCGGGGCTACAGTTCCATCCTTTATGTGACATTCAAAGAAAGCTAATCCCATGCATTCTCCTACAAATCGACCTAAAGAACTTGAACGGATATAGTACATTACTCTTGCTATCATTAGTTATTGAGTTCAATTATTAGATAATTTTGACCAGTTATATGAGGATCAAGTAAGTCCTCCTTACACTTAGCATGAGTAATTCCTCGTATCTTTAACACTGCCCCACATTCCGCTCGAACTAAATCTCCAAGTATTGGTCGACATGTAAAAATTGTAGGCCAACTCTTTCCTCGATAGTCATCTAAATTTGTTCTACAACGTACTCTAATCATTTTCTTCCTCCATTCTTGCACAATCATGTAAGAAAATTAACAAACTTAAAGGCATTGTACAACATTGGAAATAAGTGTACCCATACCTATCCATTACTCTTTTTGGAGCTTCAGGTATTTCTGATACCAAAATTGGTTGTGCATCAATTTCCATCTTCTCGCCCTCTCCAGTATAATCTAAAATCTAAATTTGGATACCATTTCTCAAAAAACTTACGCCAACGACTCTTTGACGCTTTCTTTCTTGGTGGCTGAGCCTCAAAAGGCATACTTAAAACTTTCGTACCACATTTACAAACTGGTGACAAACTCCCATTACTAAAACAATTAGGACAAAATCTTCTCTGCCTATATCTTTTTGATCCTTCTGATCCTTCAAGTGTCAATTCAGTTCTATCTAAAAGAGTACTACCAATCCCATACTCTCCTTTGACTCTTTCAATCCATTTTCTCGATTTTAACTTAAACATAATTAGGAGCTTTTTCTTCATGCCCTTACAAACAACTCCTTCGTATGTCATGCCTTCAATCGTACCTGCTCTTACCTTCTCAACAAAAGAACTGGTTACTCTACCCTGGTAAACCACATTAGGTATATCAAGATGTCCAAACAAATCTATAAAAACTTTAGGCGGCAAAATTCCTTTTTTGAAAGGATTAACATCTATTAAAGTTACTGTGTGATCTTCATCCTCTTCATGCTGACCTGCAAATGAATTCTCACCCCAAAATTCAAAAAAGCAAAGGACTCTACCATATTTGTTATCGTAAAAGACCTTAGATAAATCCTTTTCATACTTCTCTCTTATCAAACCAATTGCTTTTCCAAGAAATTCATTCGTATCAAGTAATCTCCTTCTCGTGCCAAATTTCCAAAAACCTTTTTTAGCCATCCACTCAGCACGAATGCATGACCCATCTATCTTATCAAAAGCATAGATAGAAATATTGCTATCAATTTTATAAAATATTATAGGGTAACTTTTCATGGACCTACTCAATAACCAACTCGGTTTAGAGCACTATGACCAGGAAGACACGTAATATTTGGATAAAGAATATGCTGAACTTCCTCAAGAGAGCTGGCTACCTCTTCAGGATCATCAAGAGATGCTCCCTCAAGAATGTTAACAGCTTCTTCATAAGTATCGGCAGCTATTTCAACTTCCCCTCGTATTTCAACTACAACTGGAATAAAAAATTTAGTCTTCATATTTATTCCCTCTCATTTCCATTATCATCAAACCGAATTGGCCAGCAATCCAAAACTAACTGTCCAACCTTCAAATTTCTGCTTACCACACATCCAAATTTCTGAGGTCCGCTTCGATTCACAAGAACATACGCTTGCATCAAACCTCTTCTGGCTTGGACTCTACTCATCCCAAAGAATAGCCCCAAATCAATATTCCCTAACTTTCGAGCATCCTCAGCAGGTGCGCCAGCTTCACTTATAGTACTACTCTCTAAAAATTTTGTCTTTACCTGACTTGCAGTAACAACAGCGATGTTCCGTTCATCTGCTATTCTCTTAAGGTTTATGTAGGTTTCATTTATCTGATCCCTACCTTGGGCAGCCACGGGCATCTTCATTTTTTCAACATAATCATTCATAAGTATATCTGGCACAAAATGTTTAAACATCTCAAGGTAATCTAAGTATCTTTCAATTTCTCCAATAGAACAAGTACCCATAGGATACTTTTTAATAATTCCTCTCCCACCAAATCTTCGAATTCTATCACGAACCGCCTTTACAACTTCCTCATTAAAAACGGTATTTCTAATCTCTGTAAAAGTGCCCGTTTTGTTTCCTTGATCATCATATTCAAAAAACTCTACATCCTCTTCAGTTTCCTCACTTACTAAACTTCCTAACATCATATCATGTCTCATCTCAACTTCTTCAGCAGACGCCTCATGGGAAATCTCAAGTACTTTTTTTCCAGCCATAAGAGCTTCATTTGCAATTTGAATACACCCCCAAGTTTTCCCGACCTTATAACCCGCAAAGATACAAGTTAACTGAGTTCTCCGTAGTCCTTTAATTCCCCTATCTATAATTCTAATTCCTGTTGGACAAACTACTTCCATAAATCCTGTATTACTATAGTAGGTAGGAGGCCAATTATCTGGATATTCTATTCCTTCCTCTTCTCTTGGAACCCCAGCCCTAAATGCTTTTTGAAGTAATTCCCTGGCTCTGTCATACTGCCCCGTTTCCACAAGTGGGGCTGCTTCGATTAAGGATTCCTCCAACTCTCTAGCTCGAACAAACTTACTGAAACTAGAAATAACATACTCCTTATTTGGAGCATCCATCTTTTGTATTCGCTCTAAATATTTGTAGTATTTATTTTTTGTATCCTCATCCCCTTTATGTAACTTCCGAACCAATTCATCATAAAGATGATTTTCAGGGGCTTCGTTAAACTGATCATGGTAAGAATAGCAAAGTTTTATAATATCTTCCGTTACCTGCGAACTAAAGTAGTTTGGCTTGATTGCAGTCCTAGCCATCTTAAGAAAGTTAGTATTAGTAATAGCTAAGAAAACAAAGCAATCTTGCAAGTGCTGGCTCACCACCTTGTGACTACTCATTGATATTCTCCTTCCTATTACTTAAGTAATTCTCTAGCTCTGTTAAGTATATCCAATTCCAAAAGATCCCTACGTTCACAACCTTCTGGAAACTTGCCCTCTTGAACATAAATTAAATCAGCGAATGTGATATTTTTAAGGCCCATTATTTCCAGTATCTTCTCAGCACCTCTTATCCACTTCGCAACGCTACACTTTTCATCAACATGTTTTTCAAGTCTCTTATCAAGCTGTTTTTCATCTTTTGATGCGAACTTCTTACCACATAGCTCACATTTAGTTTCGTAAACAACTTTTATTTCGATACCTAGTTTATCCAAAGTAGGCTTAAGTTTTTCAGCTTGCTCAGGACTTAACTTTGTATGCTGTTTATTCTTATCCTTTTTATTCACACATCAACCTTTTCAAAAACTTAGCAAGCTTTTTCACGTTTTGTTTAGTCGCGACCTTATCGTCTTGCACTTTCAATCTCAACGTCTTGACTCTATTTTTCTTTTTCATTTTGAATTTCATCCTGTATCACTTTGTTTCTCTTTAGCAGTTTCCTTACGTCCATCACTCGGATAGTCATTGCAGTAAAAGCCGGAGCCTTTAAATATTATTCCTGAACCTGATCCAATTAATCGAACCAATTTTCGTTTCCCACATTTTGGACACTTTCGAATAGGTCTCTTAGTTATACTTTGAAATAACTCAAAAGTATGACCACAACCATCGCACTTGTAATCATAAGTTGGCATAAATAATTTCTCTTACTTCTCAGTCTGATTTACAGATTCAACTGTATCATTCACCTGTTTCTCATACAACACTCCTAGAAGATCAATAATGATGCTATGAAGTTGTTTTTCCTCAGAATCAGAAGATTGCTCAAGTTTCTCCTTCTCTCGAACGATATCAGCCGCAATCTTCCTAAGTTCTGATGGAAATTGTATACTGGTAGCCATATCATTTCCCCATAGAAGACTAAAGATAGTTGGCCAATCTATTCCATGCATCAAAAGACTGTTTATGATGAATGAATCACTATCAGCCATAAGTTTAGTCTCAAACTCTGTAAAATATTGCTGTCTTCCATGGTCAGCCATATTCTCACCTACTTCCTTTTTCATGTTATTAAATCTTACTTGATTTCTAATAAGATGACGTTTAACTTCATCCCATTCATTATTTAATGGTTTTTCTTTATTCATAATTTCCCTCACCTTTTCTAAATGCTGATGGGCAGGTCTCTCACTACCTGAGCTACTAAGAGCCATCTGGGAGGAGAGCAAAAGCTCTTTAGCATTCTCAGCAAGAGAAGCATTGCATCCCTAACATCTCCCCCATAATAATTTGACTCTATGAAATTCAACTTACTTTTTAATCTCTCGAATACTAACAGAGGGCTTTCCAACCTTCTTGAGTTCATTAATTTCAGGATGAGCGAGGGCATAGCCACTAAGTGATTTTGCGTCCCAAGTTATTCTTCCCTTGGAGAAAACAGCCTGCAGCTTTTCGCCCTTAATTGATCCCCCACTCTCAAGAACCGCTTTGTTAATCACTTCAATAAGCTCACACCTCTTCTTTGTCATCACTTCAAGATTGAGCTGTATTTCAACATATCTTTCCTTCAAATCCAGGCAATTAAGGAATGCTTGCTCTATGACTTCACCAAGCTCCTTCTGATAAGATTCACATATTTCTATAAGTTTTGATAGATTGCCCAAATTTTTGATTACTTCACTGCTATCAATGTTTGTTGACAACTTTGGTTTATCCTTCACTTTGTTATTCATCTTCTACCTCCTCAAGTATTACATTGTTCACCATAAAGAATATTGAAGCACTCTTCATATTGGCTGTTGGTAAGTAAATGTCCGTAAGTTCTGAACATCTGTTTGCAAGTAGAAACAAAGTATCTATACCATCTCTCTTGCAAAGCAAGATCAACAGTGATGTATATTCTTTGCTGTCGCTTTAGTGCTCGAATATAATTTACTATCTGCACTCTAATATCTCTTTCGATGGCATTCATCTTCATCCTCCTTACTTCGAGTTATTGGTATCCTCGCTTCTACTACCAAATCTTCTACTTCCCCATCATCAAAACTCTCTTGGTCAGCATGTTCCACAGTATCAACTAAGTCATACAATCTTGTTATAAATTCATCCTTAGTAATCATCTTCCTCCTCTTCCTCAATCTTCTCTTCCGGAAAACATTCACAGCATACTCCTGATACTGATACTCTCCCCATAACAGCAGGATTAGAAGTCTCAGCATCGGCATAGGCATATATCGTCTCATCCTTTTCCATAACAGCTTTCACTGCATGCTTGAAGCACAAACAAGTGCCATCCGACTTTTCATAATATACTTGATTATCCATTTTGATCCTCCTTCTTAGCAGTATAGCCGCTGTATCCGTAATGTCTGTCAAATGACTCATCCAATGTTCTCGAATCCACGGCTTTGATTTTTGGTTTCTTGGCAGTTTTCTTTGGCCTAACCTCACTTGACTTTTCGATTGATGCTCCTTCTCGTTCGGCTTCCTCATCAAATCTATCTAATTGAGGTATTAACTTTTTTTGTTTTGCCATTGCTTTGTTCCTCCCTAAAATAACTTCTTCTTATATTTAAAATATAATATATTTTGAGGGAAATACAAATGAAAAATCAAGATTTTTTAGAATTTTTGACTCTTTCGTCCATCTCCAGTAATTATTGCAGCAATCCCGCAATCTCAGTATTACTTCTTAATCTTTCAGCACTACCAGCTGGACAATCACAATTCTCATAATCGCCTCCACAACCCAGACAAATTTTGATCTTGAATTCTCCTGGTATTTTGTTGAATACTTCCCACCTCTCTTCTTTTGAAGCTTTTGCTTTTTCTAGTCTTCTTAACTCCTGGATTAGATGTATAACTTCTACACTGCTCAATTCTTTTTTACCCATTGATTCTGTCTCCTAATGTGGCCGAAATGCATGTCGCCAATAAGCCATGTGTGTCTTTGTTTGTTACTAAACACTAGTGATACAATCCAACTCTGGATTATCTCCCTCTCCAATTTCTATATGCTTAAGTGTATCTCCAAAAGTTGGAAGTTTTTCTACTTCCAACTCGGAATTGGGTAATGGATTCTCACTAATCTCTCCAATCGTAGATTCTGGTATGCCCACATTCTGGTAGTATTGAGGCAGTTTATAATCCCACATTAGATTACCTGATAAGTCCCAGGGCATTACTTCATCACCCTTGGAAGACCAGGTGTCCTGAGCTATCTGGAAAAACTCCTCAACAAAATTCTTCTTTTGACCAATGGAGTTAAGTTTATATTTTTTCTTTGCCTTAGTACTTATCAAACGAAAATGTTTCTGGGCGGTAAAGTTAGGGAAATCCCCACCAGGATTGTACCTACATTTGAATTTTCCCATAATCAATTGGGTTAGTTCTGGATCAGGATCTGGAGGTAGCTCTTCTTGTTTCTGGGAAGAAGATTTGTTTGAATAGTTTTGGAATCCCCCATTTTTTGTTTTCAACCAGTTCTGTGGAACATAATTTTCCGATAAAAACTTTTGAATCCATTTTTTAGGAGCATCTTTATACTTTCCATCCTTCACTGTAAGGAAAACCGACAGTGGCCATATATGAGTCCAATAGTACTTATCATCTTGTAAAACTTTCGCATAATTGTTAATGGCCTGACAGATATCCTCTATAGAGTAAGACTTAAGATTTTCTGTAATGGCTAATACCATATCAGAAGTTAGTTTATTATGAGATTGCCACTTTCCAGGATTCTTATAAGAATTCCAGAACTCAAAAATATCTTCTACCTGATGACGTTTATTTTTAGAAAGGGAATCGAGAACTGCAGTTATATTACTATTTTTATTATTATCTTTATTATTATCTTTATTATTATAGTTAAAGTTTCCTTTAAGAGGTCTTAAAGATTCCTTTATTGCCTCTTCAGAATCCCTTTGTGAGGTCTTAAAGTTTTCTTTAATATAGATATGTCGAGATTTTCCTTTTTCTACCTCTATCTTTATATAACCTTGTTCTACTAAAGCTGATATCCAAGTTGAAATTGAAGTTTCAGTAACTTTATATAGTTTAGCAAAGTACTTATTGTTTGCCCAACAAAAGCCTTCCTGATGACAAAGAGATGCTATATCCCCATAAAGTAATCTTGCGTATGGGGGAAGTGCTTTGTTATATCTCACCCGGGCAGGAATCACAGAATAATATCTAGGTCGGTTGTCATTTTGATCCATAAAGTGAGTTCCTTATACCTATTTTTAATTTTTCTATGTTGACATTTTTGAAAGATAAGATTTTAGTTTACTCTCAAAATCAAAAATTTTACAATATGCTCTTGATTTTAACATGAAAATTTTCAATTCTAAATGCGGAAGAATTTTTCTAAACGGACATCTCTTTATACCGTGTCGTTCTCTCAACGCATTTACTGACGTATATACATTGTTTGGATGTAATACTTTGTTGTATTTTGGAGTATTCTTAAGGATCAACTCGGCTTCGATATCCGCTGCATTTTTCTTATAAACTTCGAAGCAGGAGAAACTATCAAATTCTTTTTCTCCTTCAATGGCATGGCTAAGGATTCTCCGAATTCCGACATTAGATTGACTAATATACACTATGTTACCATCTAGAAAAAGTGCATATATACACATTCTAGGAATTTTTGGGGGGCTGAAAGGATAAATCTCCTTAAAAATTTCTTTAGTTTCCATCTTCTATTCTCCCACTTCCAATCTTTCCAACTGCCACCCACCGATCATCCTTCCACCGCCAAATCACTCTATCCACATCATCAACATTGAAACGGATGATAACAGAGTTGTTATCTTGTCCTACAGTTTCCAATACAGTTTCTTCAAAACAAACAGGTCCACACCAAATACCATATCCACCCCTGCCATCATCCTGACCAATTCCGTACAATACTTTCCTCGGTAGCTTAGGTTCATCTTTTCTCAAACAGGTAGGAATATATTCTTCCATATCATTCCTCCCTTACAAATAATTCAGCAATTAGTGCTGCAACTATCCAATGAATGGGTTGTGCCCAGGAAGCCATATAACTATAACAATACTTTTCTCTACAATCCAATGATAGATGTTCTCTCTCAAAAACGTTACTATCTTGTCTCTTCTTCTCGTGTACCCACACTTCCCAACAAGCCTTATCCCAGGCCATCATTCCAATTACATAATGAAGTTCATCTCTCAACCGAAAGGCAAGATCGGCAAGAATAACTCTTCGTTCTGATAAAGCACTACTATGTAATATATCACAAACACCATACCAATATGGCCATTTATCAGTATTAAAATACAATTCTGTAAAATGATTCCTCAAGAATATATTCTGCTCATCTTCAGTCAAATCTAATACGGATAGTAAAGCATCTATTCTCAGATCTACCATCAATTCACCTCCTTACTTATCTCGTCTCTAACTCTCATCAATATAAACCCCAACATGTTTTTCCCTTTTTGGTTCAAGCACTTCCGGCAGAAGCAATCTCCCCAAAAGTTATCATGCCAGTAATTTCCCTCTACAAGTTCTGCTGAATCTGTATCTAATAACATATTCTTCAATGTAGGATTGTAATCAAACTTAAGCCAAACAAGTTCGGTCATTATTGAAACTTTTACTTGTTCCCAATCTTCTCGTATTTTAATATTTCCGCCGTACCATTTTGCCTTGGCTGGAGTTTTAGCAGTTCTAATTATCCAAGGGTCATTAACTAATTTTGCTTTGGCTGCTTGAAAAGCATGCTCAACGGTATTCCAACAAAATCCCTTCCAAACAAAAGGAGAAGTATGGAAGTTACTTAAAAATCCAAACTCATCTTTGAATTGAGATATTACCTCTTTTTCTTCACCCATCACAATTTTATTTCCTTTTTACAATAATTTTACTCATCAAGCAAGTACTGTTCTGTTGACAATAACGACTATCAAATTCATAATCATCTTGGTATTTTAAGTTCACAACATCATAAGGACATTGAATTATTTTCCCACCAATGAAGTAATTAGCAAATTTACATTTATTGTGCGGAAGCGACAATGTGCTTTCAAAGACACCACGCTTGCTAATGTGAATCTCCATGTCCCCGTCATACATCTCTAAAAATTCATGCACCAACTTTTTGTATTCAAGCACTGATAAAATTGATTCATCATCAGAATTGAAAAATTCTTGCTCTTCATTTTCCAGTTCTTGCTTGTTAAATATAAAGAAAACTTTACAACCATAAGCTTCCAACAATTTTGCAGATGCAACTAATTCATCAGCTGAAGTTTTAGTAGTTGTCATAAAATTAGCGTCTATATATTGTATCCAACCTTTTCCGAGCAATTTTGTACAACTTTTTTGTGTTCTCATGAAACTATCCAACGAAACACGGAGCTTTGCATCATGGAAATATTTTATGTCATACTTCTCAAGCCGTATTCCATTAGTATAGATAGTTGTTTTCAATTCATGTCGCCTATTGAAAAGACACATAGAATCTAATTTAGAATGAAGTAATGGCTCTCCGCCAAGGATATTTATTTGTTTTACTTCTCTTGCTATCCCATTTCTTATTGCAATACGATATTCACTTATAGACAGATCTTCATCATTCTCTGCCATTATATTTCGAGCAAAACAACCATCACATTTCAAATTACATTTATTAGTAATAAATATTTGCAACGTATTGCGTTTTGATAATGGTAATTCTTCATACCTATCCCATGGAAATCTCATCTTTTTATACCTCCACAAATAAAATTAACCCATCCTTATCATTGTAATTATACAATCCTACCTATTCTACTTTGGATATTTAAACCTATTGAATACATCATTATTTAATCCGCAGGATGTCATGGATGTGTAACCCCGACTTTTCATACGTCTCATCTTCCAAATCCTTCAAGAACCTCCACCCATCTGTCCAATACCCTGCCGTTGGCTTCAGTCCGGGCTGTAGTTTTATGAAATACTCATTCATGTGCTGCATCACTTTCTCTCGAATGTACTTTCCCACCATTGAGGCTAAGGCTACTGGAAAATGTAAGTTATCTGCTCCAACTTCAAATTGGATATCCAACTCCTGCTTACTCGATATTAACTTATATTTAGAAAGCCAATTTGATTCATCACTTCCATTTATCTTGAAACCTGGAAGAATCCCCAGCATATCTCCATAATACTTTCTACCGCCAAGTCTATCACAATATATCACAATTTTCTTTGCATTACAAAATATGGCAAGAGCAATGATTTGTCGGATTAGCTTAAGAACTGAAGAAGTTACTGCAGTGGCCTTGTTTCCAGTATCACCAACTATTCTATTGAATTCTGCAACATCTATACAACAACAACGAAAATCTACAAATTCAATGCCTTCTCGTTTCATATTCTCCATTAAGGTATTTGAAGTAGACTGACCTATTTCTGGTATGCAATCATCGTATAGTTGTGAATACCAGGGATACTTCTTAGCTTGTGTTATAATATCATTGGATATCAAAGGTAGTATACTAGAGAAAGGTACACTTTCTAGATGGAGTTGATTAAGAAAAGCTCTCACAGTTTGTTCAAGGTGCCCGAGACCAGATTGTCGACTATAGGCCTTTTTACTGTCGCAAACTAGTATTCGATTCCTAAGACCTTTTCTGCTCTTTCCAATACTTTCCTGAAGTCGGACCCACATATCATCTTTTGGATTTTCTCTAACTAAGAAAATTGAAGAAGCCACCACAAGTGGCCCCAGGATCGGGCCGAAGCCACATTCGTCGGTCCCCGCTACTAAAGTTAACATACAGTACCTCTTTTTTTATAGGATCTATTATTAATATCACTCATTATAATTATACACTGTTAACTCTTTACCCCCAGAACTTTTTCAAAACTTTTTTATTTTTTACTTGTTTTTCTCCAAGAATATATTATAATTTAAATATAAGGAACAATTAAAAAAGGAGATGCAATGGAAACACAGAAAAATACAAGAAATAGATTGGTAGAAGCAGTGCCAGCAGTTCAGAAAAGGCTTGATGCTCTTAGTTCAGAAAAGCTTAACCATGCAGATGAAGCTGCTACTGTAGATGATGAGATGATCATCATGTTTCAGAATAAGCAAGCACAGGCACATGCAGGGGGTCTACTAAGTTTTGATGAAGCCAGTTATTTGTACAATCTATTTGGTCGAGAACTCCCAACAGCGGAAAGATTTAACAAACAATCATTAGCCGATAGAATAGTAGGAATGAAAGCAATTGCCGAACTGATGCAGTAAACTAAATGAAAGGTTGAATCATGAAAAAGTCAAACCAAAACAACTCAAATCAGGGTACGTTATATTGTAGGCCGGAATTACGAGGACAACCGCTCATAGGCAAAACTAGTGGAAAGTACTGTCCGACTTGTAACTTCAAATTACGTGGGCCTAACCACGATGAAGGGAAACATCACAAGGAAAAAGAAAATAGAAATTTATGATTTTCCATTTGTATTTCTCCAAAAGTATATTATACTTTAAATATAAGAGGTAATAAAATATTGGGGAAACTCAAAATGAAAAGTATCATGACAAAATTCTATTCGTTATCGTTTAGACGTGAGATTTGGATTCTTTCTATTGCGGCTTACATTTCATTATGTTGAGGAGAATAAATTGCTGGAGAATTTACTATGTTAAAATTTATTGCTGGAATAATTACAGGCACTGCTATTACAATAGTAGGTTGGCAATCAGCTGCAATGGCAGTTGTTAAACTGGTTAAACAAATTATTGCATGTTGCTGTTGAGGAGATACAAATGATTAACTTTATGTATATGCTTAGAGATGTTATCTGCCAATCATTTACCCGAGCAGTAGGTAGATGGCAAGGTGACATTGGATCTGATGGGAAGCCATCTGAAAGAAAAGCATTATTAGTGCTTTTCAGGATAGAAAGAGTGTCAATGCAAATGCTAATACATGCTCCATACAACTATGTTGGAGTATATATCCAAAAAAGAAGTGGAAAATGGGAATGTATAGCCTATCATGATAGTTGTTGGAGCAGTGATGGAGTAGAGCATTTTCTATATCAAAACCATGAGAACATTCACTTTCGTTTCTTACCAAAGATGAGAGAAGAGGATATTCTTGAAACCATAACAGATAATATACACGTAGTTAAACTTTCTATTCCTCAACTTAATGATCTTACTCGAGCTCGAAAGAAAAAATATAGTTAGGAGAAGAAAAATGATTGAGTGTGTATTTTGTTGGCGGGTAACCGGCCACTATGAGATACTAGACTTCGACCCAACAGGTCTTTCCAATTCTGAGATATTGGAAAAAGCTGCTAAACTACTTAGTAAGAAATTCAACTTTAATGATGTAGAATTAGTTTTCGCTCTAGAAGATGTTTATCTCCTAACTCCTGTAAAACGTGTTATTGGAGAACGAGGTAAATCACCACTTAACGAACGTTTTCTACAAGTAAATTACGCAGAGCTTAAAAAGAAAGTAGTTGTTAATGCAATAAACCTACGAAAGATGTATGGAGGACAATAAAATGGCCGCAAAGAAAAAGAAATCAAGCCATGAAAGAAAGATGGAAAGACGAAAACTAATCAAAAATTTAACCAAAGATTCTCGTACGGGTTACACCAGAGCATACAAGAAGCACGGTTAGGGGATATAAATGATACGGCTTGCAAATATGATGAACGGACTTGCGTACCTACCCTATGATGATATCTGTTACTTCCAGAGTTGCTACGGACATCATGCTTCTTATGGCTACTTCAGAATAGATGCTATGCCAATCAAAGTGGTTATCCATCTTCTTCAATGTGGAGAGATTACAATAGTTGATGCTACAAGAAAATACAAACCACTATCCGATGCTATGAAATTTGGTGTTCCTACTTGGTGTATTGTTTTCAATAGAGCACTAAATTTCAAAGGTTCTCGCCACATAAAAGTTTGTGATTGGCAAACAATATTCATTTAGAGTGCCATCAGGGAGCTATCTTTGATGACAAACCAAAAAGATTGAAAGAATTAGTTTGTAGAGGATAAATTATGAACCAAGAACAGTTAGACATGATTTCAAAATTTCAATGTCCAGGATGTTCATGTGGAACTCACCCTGCGGATGAATGCTCCTCATTCAAACCTATAGAAGAAAATATGTTTGATGATGTTAAACATCCGTACTTTCACTGCGAAGCTCATGTTCCTGGAACTACTATAATCCCTGGTGGACGAGTCTATTTAGGGCTGCCTAGAGGATTTGACAAGGTTGGGTTGAAGGTCAGGTTCAATTACCAGAAGGTGCATTGGATGTCGGTAAATTTGTTGATGAAATAGACTAAAAATGAAAGGATCGAAAAATGACGAGAGAAAGATTTATAAAAATAATGAAATTTAATCATAATTGTACCGATTGTATTAGAAAATGTAAGGATCATTCTATGATGGGAGCGGGGATGTGGTGTCCTGACTTTCTCTCAAAAACAGCATGGAATTTTCTACTTGGCTTAGTCATATTCATTGGAGCAGTTTTAGTCTGCTACCTTACTTGTTTAATCTATGGATAAATGAAGGAGATAAAACATGACACAAGTAACAGCCATTAAATGTCCAAAGTGCGGAGATGTAATATTTAGTAGAGCACGCCATGATTGCCATTCTTGCTCCTGTGGAACAATTAGCATAGATGGAGGTTTTGATTATACCCGAGTACTTTTTTCTCCTGGTATAGAACCCCCTAAACCTTTTAACCTGGAAGTTGAACAAACGCGTGAGGAGATATATCTAGATTGGAATCTCAGCATAGATAAATTCGGAGTTATTCAGGAAGTTAATCATGAATGAAACAATAGATTCCTATACCAACTTGATTAAAAATCATGCACGCGTTGCCCTAAAAAAGATGAAAAAGCCCCTTAATTGTGATATTGAAGACTTAACCCAAGAAGGGACAATAGTCTTTCTCAATGTGAAAGAGGTATATGAGGAGGATAGAGGATGTTCTTTTAAGTCATTTCTAACTAGGTGCCTTAGACAACATTTTGGGGATTTAGTTTCACGGTCTTATAGAAGTAAGGAAACAACTGGAGTAGAACTTGGGAATAAACTTCTAATTGAAACCTCTAAAATTTCACACAATGCATTTGATATAGTATCCACAAGGTTTATCATCGATGACTTCTCCTTTGATGAATTGGAGTATGTTAAAATGATATTCTCATTCATAAACATATCAACAAAGTATAGAAGAAAACTTGTAAGAAAAACACTTAAGATATCATATGATAGAGAAATGGAGTTGAGGAGGAGTATCCACGATAAAATACGAAAATAACTGGAAAATCTTGATTTTTCATTTGTATTTCCCTCAAAATATATTATATTTTATATATAAGGAACAATATTAGGAGACCTAAAAATGGCAATACGAAGAATAAGAATGATTGATGATTTCGGAGAAAAGCATTATCATGGAGGGTTTTATAACATCTGGTTTGAAGGACTAGATGAACCCGTAGCGTGCTACAAATCTCGGGTTGATCTTGCGAAGTTTGAAGATGAAATGTTGCAAGAAGGCATCTCAGAAGAGATAATCGAGAAACACAAGGAGCTTGTTATAGCACATGTTCAAGATGAGCAAGCATTAGATGGAGAATGTTTATGAATCAAAAAGCCATAGCTTGGTATGAGGTGGAAAAATAACCCTGACCAATACTGTGAGAATGATTCACAGAGGCAGAAACTTTATGATGCTGAGGTGCATGCAGAAGTAAGAATGGAAACTGTAATAGGGAAAGAGATTGGGAGACTCTTCTCATTAGAAGAAATTCAAAAGTTTGTCGATAAGCTTGTAGCATCAGTTTGGTTTAGAAAGCGTTTTGGTCAGCATTCTATTAAAGTAAAAGATAAAAAAGGCTGCGGTGGAGCATCTGCTCAAATTTGTTCTGGGATTATTCGATTTTCAAAAGACAGCCGAAGGATGATGATAATTCTACACGAAGTTGCCCATATAGCCAAGAAGTTGGGTGCTGGAAGTCATCACGGAAGATTTTTTGCCCGAACATTTTTGGAACTTGTTGAGCATGTAATCGGAAGGGAAGCTGCTAAAATTCTTAAAGGGGCATTCAAGAAAGGTAGAGTAAAATATTTGCCTAAGCGGCAACTTTCAGAAGAAACAAGAGAGAAGTTGAGACAAGGATTTATTGACAGAGTACTAAAACAGAAAGTGGAGGTGTGAAAAATGTTGGATAAAAGTTCAATTTACGCAGCTTATACAAGACCTTATAGAGGTGAAAATCAGTCACCTGCCCATAGGTTCAAACGTATTAGAATCCTGTATGAAGATGACATAAGTTATTACATAGCATCTTTGATAGAAAAAGATCAAAGAGATTATCCAAAACATTTTTCTATTAAGAAGCATTGCTTCCATTTAATTGCAATAGGAGCAGATAGAACACCTGAACTTTGTAAACACTGCCCATTACACAAAGCAATGTTGGAGATACAGAGAAGAAAGTAATGATAGTCGTTCGGATAGAAATATGGCCTTTTGGTAGTAAAGAACTTGCTCGTACCATAGGTGTTTGCAAAATAGTCAATGATGGTACGGGTAATCCTGAATTCGGAAACTATGACACAGTATTATTGCATAGTGATAAGTACGCCTATAGAAAAGGAGTATGGAAGCTAGGTAGAGTTGAGCACCATAGAAGAACTTTAAGTCCTTATCATTTAGTATACAAAGCTCTGAAAGCTTGTTTGTGGCCTAAGAGAAACGGTAAAAAATTTAGGAGATATAAAAATGAGAATGGTGGAAAAATGGGAAATGAGAATGAAAAAAGCAGGTCATGAATTTGCAATGATCAAAACCAACAATGCTGTTTTTGACCGAGTTGCTGTTGGTGATGATCTACCAACGATACTTGTAGTTCAGTATCCCAAAAGAAGCTCGAAAAACAAAAATTTGAACTCTGCACATTCTCCTGGTAAAGATTTCACGATCAAGCAGGAAAGCATTTCGAAGAGGGATATTGTAGATATCCGATATTACAAGGATTAGAAGAAGAGCTAAAATGAAACATGTATGTACTGCTGAAAATTTTTAATTTTTTATCCAGAGTTCAATCATGTTAAATGTATAATTACATAGACAGAAGTAAAAATCAAACATAATTTTATTGGAGGAAACAAAATGAGTACAGTTTCAGAACTAAAAGGTGTCATTACAAGGGAAGAGTTATTACAAAAAGTAAATGATTACGAAGTGGCGGAGCCGTTGGAAATAGAATTGGGTGACGGAGTTGGATTTTCTTTTGATGATGAGGGTAATGCGTCAATACAGCATAAGAAAGGTGAGACTACATTAAGT